GTGCCCTGTTGCAGCTGGACGAGATAGCGCAGGGCAGCGACCACGGCGAAGAGATCCGCGAGATAGAGAGCCAGATGGTGCGGCACGACAAGCCGCGAGCCTTCCAAGGGCAGAGGAACGCCGAGGTGCTATACGACAAGAATTTCGTGGGCTGCTGCATAGCGATAGCGCAAAACCTCAATATGGATGCCAAGGCGATGACCGTGATGGAATACTACCGAGCCTTGGAGGTGATGGAGGAACAACAGAAGCAATTAAAAATTAAAAATTGAAAATTGAAAATGACATACCCCGCCACTTCGTGGCACCCCTCTAAAGAGGGGACGGCTGGCGCGGACGAGATGGTAAAAAGGGTGGCAACGCGATTGAGAAACGAATAAAAAACACAGAAAAGATATGGCTGACGACCAAGTTAAATATAGCGATTTGATTGCTGACGATGTTGTCAAGGGGCTTGAACTGTTGAACAAGGCCTTGCAGGACATCAAGACCACGATGGCGGGCGTGAAAGAAGAGGCCGCGAGTTTGGGTGTGTCGCTGAAGAATGTCAGTACCGCCACCCGCGAGCAGCAGCAGGCCACGGCGCAGAATGCCGCCAGTGCCGAGCGGTTGAGTAAGCGGATGAAAGACCTCAACGACGAAGAGCGCAAGGTGGAGGAAATCAAGCGTCGCTACAAGAAGCTGACCGACGAACAAATCCAAGCTGTCAATGCCTTCCAACAGGCGTTGCGTGGCAGCACGGCCCAGCAGCTGGCCGCCCTCAATGCCATAGACGTGGAGACCAAGAGCTACAACGAGCTCAATGCGATGTACAACGCCCTGAAGGACTCGTTGAACGCGATGACCATTGCCGAGCGTCAGAATACCGAGGCTGGCAAGGCTATGACGGTGCAGTCGGCCAAGATATACGACACGATGAACGAGTTGCAGAAAGCCACGGGCAAATACACGTTGCAGGTGGGCAAATACCGCGCCGCCTTCGACGGGTTGGGCTACTCGTTCCAACAGATATTGAGAGAGGCCCCGTCGGCACTCAACCTCAACCAATTCTTCCTGGCTATCTCGAACAACATCCCGATGTTCCTCGACCAGCTGAAAGCCTTTAAGAACGACCAAGCGGAAATCAAGGCCAATCTCGCCACCATGACCAAGGGCACGGCGGAGTATGCCGAGCAGTTAGGAAAAGTGGAGAGCGTAGGCAAGAAATTAGGGCGTACCCTTATGAGCTGGCAGACGCTGGTGCTGGTGGGCTTGATGATACTGCGGAATTGGGACAGAATCGTGTCGGGCATCAGCAACCTGTTCAACCGGCTGACGAGAGAGCAGAAGGCATTAAAGGCCGTGAACGAGGGAGCGGCATCCTCCATTGGGCAGATGACAGCCAAATTCGAGGCATTGAAGAAAGAGTGGCAGGGGCTGAAAAGCGAGGATATGCCGAAGTGGTTGGACCAGCACAAAAACGACTGGCAGGAGTTGGGCATTAGTATCAACAGTGCCACCGATGCCGAAAACCTATATGTCAAAAACACCTCCACCATACAGAATGCCATCGACGCGAGAGCCCGCAGTATGGCGGCCATGAAACTGGCGGCGGAGAAATATGAAGAAGCCTTCACGAAACAGGCACAAGCCGAGCAGGACTTAGCCAATGGCAAGATGAGCGGCGGTCGCCGTATGCTGTTGGGGATGGCCGCTGCCGGAATGGGTGAGGCTGGTGGAACGTTGAGCGGCGAACAGCAGGCTGCATTAGACCGTGCCGCCGAGCAGAGTGCCCAACGGTATTTCGACAAGCAGATGGAAGAGGTGAAGAAGCTGCAAGACGAGGCGAAATACTATATCACCACATGGGCATTGCCTGACCCGCTGACACCTACCAAGGAGAAAAAGGAGAAGCAGAAGAAAGAGCGGGAGAAGACGATGAAGGACACCCTCGACAAGTATTGGGAGGCGCAGCAGGCCCTTTTAGAAATGGAGAAAGAGGGGTACGACTTGGAGCGGGCGTTGGCAAAGCTGAACCGCGACAAGAGCCTTGCCGAGTTGAAGACGTGGTACGACGAACAGCGTGCCGCCCATGCCGAGAACTTGAAAAACGGACTTATCACCCAAGAGCAGTACGACAAGAATATTGCCGAGCTTGACCGACAGGCGGTGATACTGCGCAAAGGCATCCAACAGGACTATTTCAACTTCATCAACGAAAACACCGAGAAAGAGCTGGCCGAAGAGCGCAAGCGTGAGCAAGAGCGGGTGAAACAAGAAGAGAGCGACTTCAAGTCCCGTCAGGACATCGACAAGCGTCGGTTTGAGCTCACCAAGCATTCCGCCACCGAGGAAAAGAAATTTGTTATGGAGCAGCAGATGGAGTTGCTGCAATGGCGTATCGACCACGCGAGGGCATTGGGTATTTCGCCCGAACTGCTGGAGGTGATGAAAGAGGAATATGCCCAGATGAAGAAAATGTACGACCTTGGGAAGTACAGCACGGGCAAACAGAACATCAAGGGCAACTACAGCTCCATATCGGAGTTGCTGTGGCCGGACTTGGATAAAGACCAGACCTCGGCACTCAACAGCGTGTTCGACCAGGCGAAGGAGGCTCTTAATTCGTGGATGGATGCGCGGAAGGCGGCGGCGGACCAGGCCAAGGAGTTGGCGGACGATGAGGTGAGTGCGGCGGAGCAGGCGTTGAACAGAGAGATAGAGTTGCGCAACCAAGGCTATGCCAACGATGTCGCCCTGCGGGAGCGGGAGCTGGCGGATGCCAAGAAAGCGCAGAAAGAGGCCGCCATGGAGCAACAGAAGATTGCCAAAGAGCAGGTGTTGTTGGATGCGGCGATGCAGGCATCGAGCATGATCACGGCTTCGGCCAATATATTGAAGAATTTTCCCAACCCTGTGGCGTGGGTGCCTATGTTAGCCACAATGTGGGGTGCTTTTGCATACGCCAAGGTGAAAGCCTACCAAGCGGCGAACAAGACATTGCAATTCCGCGAGGGCGGCGTGATGCTGCTGGAAGGCGGGAGCCATGAGAGCGGCCACGACGTGAACCTGGGCATCGGTCCCGACGGGAGCAACCTGCGGGCTGAGGGCGGAGAGTATTTTGCCGTCATCAACAAGCGCAACAGCCGGAGGTATGGCAGAGAGATACCCGGCATTGTGAACGCCCTTAACAGCGGAATGTTTGAGGACAGATACATCAAGACCTCGGACGCTGCGGGGCTGGTGGGTGCTGTGGGAGCCATGAGTGCCGCGACCGAGAGCGGTCGCGGGGTGGACCTGTCGTCTGTTGAAAAAGGAGTGCAGGAGCTGGTGAAGCAGGGAGATGAGAAGTGGAGCAGTGAGGGGAATTATCGGGTGATGAGGTATAAGAACTTAGTGCGGAGGGTGAAAGTGGGTTGAGAATGGCATACCCCGCCGCTTCGCGGCACCCCTCTAAAGAGGGGACGGGCGGGAGCCGGTTTTTAGATATGATAGAAATAATAGAAACGATAGAGTATGAATATCAACAATAATTTTACGCCGTTGGCGTGGCATCAGGGCGACATTGAGTTGCAGAGCAATCGGGCGACATACGCCTTTGGGCATATCGTGCCTTTGATGGCGAGTGCCTATTCTTTGCTGCCTTTCCAGATTATCACTGAGACGGGGGCTGTTGATTTGTCTAATTGCGATGTGCGGCTGCGGCGGATGGACGGGACGGATGCCGTGGGTGCGAACCTGCGGGATGCGCTGGCCTTGGTGAAGGCGGAAGAGACGGACTTCGACGTGGTGATATACGACGGCCACGACATGGACGCTCCCCTTCCGCTCGGGCAATACTACCTGACGCTGACGAGCGACAACAGCCGTGCGCGGACGTGGTACAGCGACGTGGTGACGATAGTGTCCGACACCAGCAAGATGACGAAAGTAGTGTGGTGGGACGTGGCCGATTTGCTCTTTGGTGCGGGCATGATAAAGTACCGCTTAGAGCGTGACGGCGCGGCGGTGCAGTATCGCAACTGGATGTATTTCCTCGAAGAGATGGGAATGCCAGAATACACCGTAGAGGAAGAGGGCGAGACCCGCGACGGGCTTTTCTATGCCTCAAAAATCATCAGTGGCAAGAAATACAAGATGCAGGTGGCGCAATGCAGCGAGGCGATGTGCGACGCTTTGCGGTTCGTACACCTGGCCGACTTCGTAGAGATAGAAGACGGCTATGGGCGGCGGTACAACTGCGACTCGGTGCTAATCACGCCGGAGTGGGTGAGCGGAGGAGCGGTGGCGAGTGCCGCCTTTGAACTCACGACCGACACCTTTGTCAAGACCGTAGGCAAGACGCTGGAGGGCTACATCCCCAGAGGCGTGACCTGCGAGATAGGGCGAGCGGTGATTGGAGAGAACTTTATGATAGGAGTGGTGAGCGTGGGATAATTGAGAATTGAGAATTGAGAGGGCATACCCCGCCACTTCGTGGCACCCCTCTAAAGAGTGGACGGGCGGGAGCCGGTGGAATTGAGAATTGAGAAATATAAACTATAAAAAAATAAAGAAATGGCTACAAAGGACAGAACTGCGTTGAAAGACGAATTTAAGAATGGCAACCTTGCCAATGGCGAGCGTTTTGCTGATTTGATAGACTCGATGAAAGTGGTGCAGCCGCCGGTGGTGGACCCGCAGGCGTTAGGCACATCCCTCAGCTTTATAGACAGCATCTCGCAGGATGCTGACGGGAAGATCACGGCGACGAAAAAGACGTTGGACTTAGCCAACGCCCACGAATTAAACCCCTTCAAAGGCTGGTACAAGACCGGCGACACATTGCCCACGGACGGCTTCGACGGAGCGTACCTGTACTTCAAAGACACCTCCGAGCTGACGGGACAGACCACCATCTACCGCTGGAACGGCACGGCCTACGCCGACACCGGCACGGTAGTAGATACCAGCAACGTGCAGACGTTTGGCAGCGGGCAGGCGGTGAACGCGGTGAAGATTAAGGATGAGAATGGAGAGGAGGTTACGGGGGCTGCCGACGTGTTGAGTGCGGAGGCGGGGGTAAAATTAAATAATGAAAAAGTGAGTGCTTTGAATGAGAGTTCAGATAATGTTTTCTCAATTTGCGACTCACGTGGCAATGTTATTGCGAAAATCAATAATGGTTTTGAAATAACGTCAGACGGTAACATCAAAATAAAAGACGGGTTTGACTCGTCTAATATTACTCCCGTAGATACTTCTAAGTTTGCTCAAATAAGCGATGATAGAAGTGCTCATTTTACTGTTTCTGATGAAAACGGTAATGTTCTTGTCAGGATTAGCAGAGGAGTCGAAGTTACCCCTGACGGGCATATCAAAGTACTAAACGGCTTTGATTCGTCGGATTTACCAGATGTCAGCATTGAAGATGGTGTTGAGGTTGTTCTGCCAGACAGAATAAATGTTGTGGCAGGGGATACTTTACAGCTTTTCTACAAAAGTTGTATCAAGGCTGTTGATGTCAATGGCTATAATATATATGTGAAGGGGGAGGATAAGACAGTTACTGTTGGTGGAATAAATAAAACAGTGGGCGCCAATGTGAATGGCAAAGCGCTCCCGAGGTATTATCAATACACCCCAACTTCGGATTCTGTCGGTCAGTCGTTCAATCTCACAATCGAGGTCAGAAATAATAACAATGAAATTATAACCCAAGGCTCTACATCGTTGAATGTTATTGCAGGGGCAACAGCTCCATTGCACCAAAAAAATATCTTAGTGATTGGAGCAAGTGTTGTCACAAAAGGGTTAATAACTTGGGAGTTGGAAAGACGTTTAACTACAAATACAGGTAATGGAACCCATGCAAACCCGACAGGACTAAACTTAGCTAATATAAGATTTGTAGGAAGAAAAGAAGTCACTACTACTGATTACACTGTACACCAGGAAGCTACAGGAGGTTGGGGTTGGTATAACTTTATTAATGTTAATGGGGAACGTCGTTATAGGTTTTATATTACAGATGGCTCAGGCGATGTAGCTGTTGGTAGTACGGCAACCATTAATGGAATAACGCTTACAGTAAAAGAAAAGAATATTACAGACGGCAATGGTAACATATCCTGTAGTTATACTGGAACTTTATCAAGCGATTTGCCGTCAAGTGGAACTCTTAATTTTAATGGAAGTAGTGTAAATTATGCTTCATTCTTGTTAGAAGAATCTAATCCGTTTTGTGACCCAAATAGTAATCAGATAAGTTTTGACTATTATGCAAATACTTATCTAATTCCGGGACAAATGGGTAGTGGTGAAAAAATTGACATAGTCATATCCCAGTTGGGGGTTAATAATATGGCAGGAGAGACATGGAATCTCACCGGCATTCTTAATAATATCAAGTCGTTTGTAGGCTATTTTCTTACATACAACCCGAATGGTAAATTTATTGTTTCCACAATAGCATTGCCAGACCCGACTGGTGGCATGGGAACTAATTATGAAGCCAGCGGAAACAGGAGCAATTGGTATACAATCGCAAACCGATTCATACAGTTTAGCAAGGCTGTTGAAGAGTTAAGCAAGAGTGACACTTATTCGGGAAAAATATTCTGCGCACCTGTTATGCAGTTGTGCGACTGCGAAAATATGTATCCGAAATCCATGTTGCCGTTAAACCATAGGGCATTGGAAACAGAACCCGTAGGCAGTAATGCCTTTCACCCAATAGGTGAGGGGGATTTACTAATTTCAGACGGTATATATGGCGAATTAACTTATGTACTAAACACTTTAAATGAATAAATATTATGGGAAAAACTTTAATTATTAAAGGAGCTGATTTTTCAGCCATAAAGGTTGGAAACGTAGAAGTTCCAAGAGTATATCAGCAGATGACACTTGACTGGATTACAGCCAGTGGAAATTCATTCACTGATGCGCAAAAAGATGCGCTTGATGACCTTGTGCTGGCACTTATTGCCAACAACAGGGCATTATGGAACAAACTTGACAGAATATGGCTGCCTATGGTGGCCGTAGATAAGGCTCATAGTTTGTATGAATATAAGAACGGAGTAAACAGCTATGAGTCTATGGATGCTCATAATCAAGGAGTATTTGACAACTCTGTAGGGTTTGCTAAAAATCTGGGCATTTATCCCGCAGCAACAAGTTCTACACGTGCGCCTCTCGTTGATAGCAGTTGTACTGTAAACACGAAAGACTGCTCAATGTTTATTCTTAACGCACAATACTATCAAACACCTCCGTCATCACAAATAAAAGCCACAATTGGAACTAATAACGGGGCATCTGATTCAGGAGGTATATGTGTATGCTTTATGCAGGCGCTTCCTACAGATTTAATGAGGATAGGTTTCCCTACCTCAGCCGCAGGTGACTATATTCAGTCAGCCAACGCTGAAAAAACGCCCTCATTAAGGGGTATCATCTCTAACAACGATGGTAGAAAAGCCCTGTTCTCTGACGGAATCAAATCGATAGGTGCGGCCTTAGACCAAAGCAATACCATTGCTACAGGTATTGTCTTATTTAACGGAGGTAATCCTTATATGTCTTATGTAGACACAACCCCGAAAGGGGCTGCAATAATAGGAAAGGCTGTTACAGATAATGAAGCACTTTCTCTACAAGAAAAAGTGAATGCTCTACTTTCTGCAATGAGTGCATAAAGATGAATTTAGCTAATAAAAATGTTGTCACGGGAATCGTGGAGGTGTGCGCGGCAATCCGGCACAGATGATAAAATGAGGTTGTAACTTCTTGACTATTCTTTTGTAACACTTCTTTTTCACTTTTTCAATCCCCTGGATGTAATAATTCGGGGGATTGTTCGTTAATCGAATTGAAAATTATTTTTATACAACTAAAAAACTTACTACTATGAAGAAAATCTTGATTATTTTGGGTGCTGTCTTGATGATGGCGGCATGTAAGAAGGAACGGTCGGAGGTGGCGACGGTGACGTTGCGTTTCACGCCTTATGAGGTGAGTCCGATGAAGACTGCCAGTGTTTCGACGGTGTGCTCACGTCTGGATGTGTATATCGTCGAGGTGGGCACGACGGACACCCTGCGCATCCACCAGGACAGGGCTATCAATGGGACGGCCTTTGGCGGCGTGACGGCCACGTTGCAGACCAACCGCAGTTATCACCTCTATGTGATGGGACACAATACAACGGACACCTGCACCTTCAGCGGCGGGGTGTTCTCGTTCACGGATGACGTGATCAAGCAGTGTCTCTATGCCGATACGGTGTTCAGTCCTGGCGACGGGCTTTCGCTGACGGTGGTGATGCAGCGTATTGTGGGGATGTTCAAGATGCGTGTGACGGACGAGATACCCGACAATGTGACGGGATTCCGCTTCACGATTGACACCTCCGGGCGCAAGTGGGACGCTGGGAGTATGCAGAGTGCCGACCGAGGCGTGAGGGTGCATACTATCAACAGCACCTCGACGGACGACAACGGCGTGGCGGTGTATAATGTGTATGTGATGGGTGACAATATGACCGATGTGCTGTATGTTGACATCGTGGCCGAGGCGGTGGATGCCGGTGGGCAGGCGGTAGAGACGCGGGAGTTCGCGCAGGTGCCTATCCGCGACGGTTATCTTACTACCTATAGCGGGACGTTCTTTATCACGTTTGACATGGGTTTTATATTCTTGGTGGACGACTGGAATAATTATGGGTCGTACACTTTTTGACTTGTCGGACTTGTCGGACTGGTCGGACGTGTCAGCCGAGAACGGCTGACTGATATTTGGCAATTAAAGGCCGCTCTTTTGGGGCGGCCTTTAATTTTGTTACAAGTTTGTCGGTTTGTTGGGTTGGGGTGAAACTAAACGGGGGTGGTTTGCGTTATTGTGGGTGTAAACGTTTACGAAATGAATTTTGAACTGATTAATACTTTGATTGGGTTTGCCGTTGGGGGCGGATTGGTGGGTGTGTTCACCATCCCCTCGGCAATCAAGAAAGCCAAGGCGGAGGCCAAAGAGCCGGAGATTGAGGCCTGGCGGAAGTTGGTCGATGAGCTGCAAGAGCAGAACAAGGATTTGCGGGAGCGGATAGCCTCGAATGAACAACGAATTGACGAGCTGAACCGCAGGATTGACGACCTCTATAAGACTAACGGCGAATGGAGGGAGGAGAATAACGTGCTGAAGGCTGAGAACAGTCGGCTGATGGCAGAGAATGAGCAGCTGAAAAAGAAGGTAGAGAAATTGGGTGGCAGCCGATAATGGGAATTGAGAATTGAGAATTGAGGCCCGGTGTCCGGGCTGACAATTAAGGGCTGGCGCGGTTGGTTTTGTTGCTTGGGGGCAGCCGATAACGGCTGCTGTTATAGATACGATAGAAACGATAGATATGATAGATTGGGTTGACAAGTTGGTTGTATCTCACAGATGGCAGCATTTGGTTTGTGGCTTTCTTGTGGGGTTGGTGTTTGGCTTTGGCGCCGCCTTGGTGGCTGCCGGGGCGTTGGAGTTCAAGGACTGCCAGCATGACGGGTACAATGCCCGTCGTGGTGTGCAGGAGTGGCGTTGGAAGGCATGGGATTGGTGGGATTTCGGCTGCACCGTTGTGGGAGGGATTGTTGGGTTTGTTGGGCGGATTGGGCTGATGGCTCTTTTTGGAGTGATTTGAATTTTACGTTATGGGAAAATACTTTACTATTGATGAGTTGTGCCGGTCGAATACGGCGGACAAGTTAGGGATTAGGAATGTGCCTTCGGCTGATATTAAGGAGAAGCTGGAGGTGCTGATTAACGAGCTGCTGGACCCCGTGCGCGAGGCGTGGGGGAAGCCTATCAAGGTGAATAGCGGGTATCGGTGCCCGAAGCTGAACAAGGCGGTGGGCGGTGTTGCCAACAGCCAGCATATGAAGGGCGAGGCGGCGGACCTGAATGCCGGGAGTAAGTTGGAGAATAAGTTGTTGTTTGAATTTATACGGAAGAATTATGAGTTCGACCAGCTGATTGATGAGAGTGGGTTTGCCTGGGTGCATGTGTCGTTTGTTAAGAAGAACCGGCGGCAGGTGTTGCATTTGAAGTGATTTTGGTTGGATTGGTCTGATTGGTCTGATTGGTCTAATTGGTCTAATAATATTTATTATGGATGTGAAAGTTGATACTGATAATGGGTGCGGATGCTTTATGGCAATCTGCCTGTTTGTGTTGATTGTGGCTGGGGCGTTGCTTTTGGGTGGCTGCAAGGCTACACGGGTGATTGAGCATGTGCCGGTGGAGGTGCATGATACGGTGTACCAGAAAATGGTACAGCGGGACAGTGTGTTTGTGGACCGTTGGCATTCGGTTGAGGTGAAGGGGGACACGGTGTTTGTCACTAATGAGGTGACTAAGACGAAAGTGGTGACTAAGACGGACACGGCGTATCGGTATGTGGAGCGACCGATAACGGTCACTCGGACTGAGACGGTGGAGGTGGAGAAGAGGCTGCATTGGTGGCAGAAGGGATTGATGTGGATGGGGGTGATTGGGTTGGTTTGTTTGGTGATTTGGGTTGGGATTAGGATTTATAGAAAGAAGCTATCATAATAGTATTGTTTTAAGGGTTAATTGTCTGGGATGGCAGCCGAGAGTGGCTGCCATTCTTTTTTGATAGATGGGATAGATGGGATAGATGGGATAGATTTATGGCAGCCGAGAGCGGCTGTTTTGAATTGAGAATTGAGAATTGAGAATTAGGGCAGCCGATAACGGCTGCTTTTTTGTTACCATGGGCAGAGCTCTTCGGGGAGGGTGTATTGGACTTGGAGGCGGTCGCGGCCTTCGGGGGCGAAGTAGATGTCGTCGGGCCAGGGGAGGAGTTGTTCTTTTTTGTTTTTGCAGAAGACGCGGCCGGTGTGTTTGGTGATGATTTGGATGCCCTCGAAGGCGGGGCAGTCGCAGCAGGTGTCGGAGCCGACGAAGCAGATGTCGGGCCAGAAGGGGCAGCGGGTGCCGCATTGGTCGCCGTTGAAGACGAACCACACGGCCCATTGCCAGGCGTAGTCGTCGAGGCGGACTTCCTTAATGTAACGCTCGGCAAGGGTGCGTGCGGATTCGTAGCGTGCGGCGGCGTCGTGGGTGACGGGGAGTTGTTTGGGTTGCATTTTGATTTTGGGGTTTTTGGACTTGTCGGACTTGTCGGACGGGTCGGACTTGTCGGACTTGTCGGACGGTGGGGCTAATGGGTGGGTTGGGGGTTGAGGAGGGCTTTGATGGCGGTGTGGATGGTTTTGTCGTTGTCGTAGAAGGGGGTGTAGGTGCGGAGGTTGTGGGGGTAGCGTTTAGCGTAGCCGAGGACGGTATCGGGGTCGACGTGGAGGATGGCGGCGCAGGAGACGCTGTCGTGTCCGGCGTAGCGGCGGAGGTACTCGCACAACTGGGAGCGGCCCCAGGGGAGGGGGCGGCGGTGGGAGCGGCCTGTGAGGTCGGCGCGGGTGATGCCCCAGGTGTCGCAGACTAAGGAGATGATTTTACCTGTCAGGGGGTTGTTGATTTCTCTTGCCATGGTGATTGGGATTTGATTGTTTTTGTTTATTTGGACTTGTCGGACTGGTCGGACGGGTCGGACTTGTGGGACGGGTCGGACGGTTTAGGGGAGGTTGGTTTCGGTGTCTTTGGTGAAGATGTAGAAGTGGGTGATGTGGTGGGCGATGGTTTCGGTGAGGCGGAGGCCGTCTTGGGTGGCCCAGTAGATGCCGTTGTGGTGGTAGACTTGCTTGTGGCCGTCGTTGAAGCGGCAGAGGACGTCGCGGTCTTTCCAAGGTTTTTGGATGTCGGCGCGGAGCCATTCGTTGGTGGTTAATGTTTGCATGATGAATTGAGAATTGAGAATTGAGAATTGAGAGGGTTTGCTGACTATTTTTTGTAACGCTCGGCTATTGCATCAAACAGCCGTTTATTCAGCCGAATGACATCGGCTTTACTTTTGGAGGCTTCGGCATCCAACGATAAATCGAACAACATTATCATAAGCCATGTTGCAACGGTGAGCGATTTTGCAAAACTCCTTCCGACAACGTGTGTCGACATACAAGTCATCATCTTTTTGCAGTCGGCTAAATCATCTTCGTTCAAGTCAAAGGGGTTGGGTAGATTGAGGTTCATTTTGTTGAATTTTTATTGGGTTAAACAATTATTTTCTTCTCAGGCCGCGGCGGTGGGAGTAGGTGGCGTCGTTGGCGAGGGAGAGTTCTTTTTCGTAGATGCCGGTGAGGACATCGGGCACGTCGTCGTGGGCGTTGGCTTTGAAGACGCTGAGGTAGTGGGTGGCGGCGACGTAGAAGGAGGGCCAGCGGTCGGCCCAATCGACGGGCATGACGATTTGGGCGTTGACCATGGTGGCGTTGGTGATGATGCGGCTTTCCTTGTTGGCCCCTTGGTGGAAGAGGGTCATGCGGGCGCGGATTTTCTTAGCCACGTCGCGGCCAAAGGTGTCGCCGCCGCTGTTGCTCTCGCAGAAGACATTGCCGATGGGGGGTGTCTGGCGGTTGATCATGGCGGGGACGGTGACGCGGGTGGTGTCGGTGGAGGCGGGGCTTTTCACCACGTCCTTGACGAGAGCGAAAAGGAGGGGCTCGAAGCGGTTGCGTTGCTCGTTCCAGATGGGGGTAGGGCCGCGATAGATGTCGTAGGCGACGGCGAGGGTGTCGTCGGTGCCCTTGTCAGCCACGTCGATATAGCAGCCGGAGCGTACATAGGTGCCGTACTCCTTGGGGTCGATGTAGGTTTTGAAGTCGTGGTAGAGTCGGCCTTCGGCACTGGCGGGGTCGCCCTGGTAGAGGCAGTTGAAGTTGTTGGGGTCTTTCTCGCGCTCGGTGTTGAGTTTTTCGAGGGAGTGGCGTTCCGGCCAGAGGGCGTCGCCGATGTGTCGGCCGCTGTGGAGGTCGCCGTCGTCATCGACGGTGCAGATGGCGGGGATATTGATGACGCGCCAGTTCTTGCCGTCGGGGGAGTTGAGTATGCGACCGGCGAGGTCGTCCTCATGCCAGCGGGTCATAATGAGCAGCTGGCGGGAGTCGTTGTGGAGACGGGTGGAGAGGACGGTGGTGTACCATTCCCACACGTTGTCGCGGGTGACGGGGCTGTTGGCCTCCATAGCGTCCTTGACGGGGTCGTCGATGATGGCGATGTCGGCAGGTGTACCCGTGAGGCCGCCGCCGACGCCGATGGTTTTGAAGTAGCCGGAATGGCCAACGGTCTCGAACATCTCGTTGTTGCAGACGTAGCCACGGTATTTAGCCAGCCGCTCGTCGTTGAGGAAGGTGTCGGGGAAGAGGGTTTTGTACTCGTCCGTTGACATGATGCGCTGGATGGCGCGGTTGAAGGTGCCGGAGAGGGAGGCGGAGTATGAGGCTTCGACGATTTTGAGGTCGGGGTCGATGCCGAGGCCCCAGGCGGGGGCTGCTTTGGAGGCGATTTCGCTCTTGCCGTGCTGAGGCGGGAGAGAAATCATTACCTTCGTCCACAGCCCCTCGAAGAGAGCCTGACAAGCGTCGGCGATTTCGCGGTGGAACCACTTGGTTTGATACTTGGGGTTGATGTAGGGGAGGAAGTCGCGGAGGGTTTTGCGGGCCTTGCGACGTTGGAGCTCGCGGAGGAGCTTGATTTGTTCGATGGTTTGGGTTCGGTCGTCCATGGGGAATTGAGAATTGAGAATTGAGAGTTATTGTTGTGACTGTTTGAGTTGTGCTATTCGGTCGTTGATGTACCAAATGGCTTTTTCGAGGTCTTGAATCTCTTTCTCGCGGTCGTTCATGCCTTCCTCCTTTTTCAATCCTGCCCGCCATAGGTATTTGATGGCACTACCTATGGCGAAGCAGTAATGACGGGTGATGGTGATGCACTCTACGCCTGAAGGATGGCTGGTGTAGTGGCTGGGGTGGTTTACCATGTCGTTGCTCATAACTCGAAATCGTCAAAAATGATGGGAATTTGTTTTTGAAACTCTTTAAGCAGAGGGATGGCCACCTCTCGCATTTGAGGATGGGCAGCCGCAGAAGTGCGCATAGTGAAGAAGTGCCGCCATTCGCGGAGGTTCATCGTGACTACGATTTCAGTTTTGAGCGAATTGGGCAGGATGCTTCGAGCCTCCTGTGGGGTGGCACCAAGTTCGACGAGTTTGTTGTAGGCCGATTCAATCTGCTCGATAGCTTGTTTCCACACCTTGTACCTTTCATCGTCCTGCGACCAGAAGCAAGGCTCAATGACGGTGATTTCGCTGCCAAACTTGCCTTTGGTGTAGTTGCAGTAGCGGGTGGACTCCTGCGTGTAGGAGGCGAGGCGGTGGCGTACAATTTCGTGCGAAACACCACGGTCGCAGATAAAGCGCACACTGACGGACTGGTGCTCGATGACGGAGAGGTGTCCGCGTTTGAGGATCATCTTGACGAAATCCTTTGCCGAGTCGTTGGTGATTTTGTCCTCGCTTTTATAGGCGGTGCGGCCTGCGAGTTCGATTTGTTTCAGGATGTAATCGGCATCCACATGAGATTCGATTACTGCGATTGGTTTAATTGTTCTCATTTTGAATTGAAATTTATGTTGTGAATAAAAATGTTCTCGTTAATTAATTGCCCGGTGCGGGCATGCACTTAGAATGGGAGGTCTTCTTTGTCGTCTTGCATTGAGATTTCTTGGGTGGGGACTTGTTCGGGTGGGAGTTCGCGGTGGCGGAGGTCGTAGGCGGTGCCGATGTAGGGGAGGTGGGCTTTGGCGAGTTCGCGATCGTAGCCTTCGAGGCGGAAGTTGAGGCGGGCGGCGAGGGTGGGGTCGCGTTGCTGGAGGGCGTTGAGGGCCTTGTCGCTGATGTCGAGGCGCAGGTTGTAGTCCTTGGGGTTCTCGATGCCCTTTTCGCGGGCGGCGGCGCGGTCTTCGTCGGTGACGGGCCACATCTTGACGGCGGCGATGGCGGTGCGTACCTCTTTGCCGGTGCGCTTGCTGACGTAGGAGCTTTCGACGACGAAGTTGTCGTCGACGGGGATGCAGATGCAGCGTTTGGTGATTTTGGTGGCTGCCGAGGTGATGTTGTGGACGAAGGCGTTGTTGAGGGCGCGGAGGTCGATGTAGGCGGTTTTGGGGGTTTGTTGTTGTTGTTGTTCCATGTTGTTTGTTGTTTTTTGATTGTTGATAATTTTATTGGACTTGTCGGACTTGTTGGACTTGTGGGACTTGTGGGACTTTTTTTGCTTAGAAGAGGGTGGTTTGGGTGCCTGGGGTGGGGGTCGGTGTGGGCTGCCATGGTTGTATCTCCAATTTATGGGCAAGAGCCTCGCAGAGGACACGGCTTTGGTTTACCTCAACGGCGTTGCCGATAAATTTTTTCTGTTCGCTTTGGGTGCCCACGAGGACATAGTCGGCGGGGAAGCCCATGATGGCTTTGAGTTCTGATACCTTGAGCATACGCATCTTGATGTCGACGATGCCGTACATGGCCATGAACTCCTTAATCTTGCGGGTGGCGGGGCTGTCGGTGTCGTAGACCTCGATACCGATGCCCTGTTCCGTCTGGATGAGGTACGGGGGCATCTTGTCCATGCGGGCAATAAGTGTGAAGCAGGGCTTGTCGATGGAACCGCCGTTAGACTGGTACTGCGGATTGAGCAGGAAGGCGGTGACGAGCTTTTGCTTGGGGGTTGTGAGGACGGCAGGGTTGACGCTGTTGATGTCGCCGAGCTGACCGCCTCCGCTGTACTCGTTAGCGATGAACGCCACCTTGGCGAGGCGGTCTTTCGTTGTCAGTGTCGGTGCCGGTTCGTCGATGGGGACAGCCTGGCCGTTGCCGTAGTAGGTGATAAGGGCGTGATGGTCCACGCAGGTCACGGCACCTGCGGGCGCATCCACGCTGCTGTTCTTGCCCGCGGGGTCGCCGCCGAACTGCTTAGAGAGGAAATGAGCCTTCGCCACACCAAGTCGGGCCTGAACCGCCACCGTCGGGCATGGCTCGTCAAGAGACGGAGCCACATATCTGCCCGACTTGTTCATGCTGTTGTATTTCACGATGAAGGCATCCTTGCCTCCGGCCACGAACTTCACCAGGCCGGCATAGATGCGTTGGAGGGTCTTTTCGCAGAGGGGTTTCTTTCGACCGAATATGCTTTCACCGTCATCTTCAAGGTCGAGAACATCACGGACCGCTCTATACTTGTGCATCCCCTCATGGAAGAGGTTGTCGGAGCTGGCCCCGTCCTTGGAGTAGGTCTTGACCGGGAAGGCGTGGGGGAGTCCGATTTTGGCGAATTGGCCGAAGAACCGCTTGCGGCTGGTGTATGCGCCGTAGTCGGCAGCGTTGAGGATGTGATGCACGTAAGAGTAGCCATAGGACTGTACGCGGTTGCACCAACGCACGTAGTCGGTTCCGTTGAGTTTGTCGATGGGCTTGCCGTTCTCGTCCACCTCGCCCCAGGCCATGAACTCTTCGACGTTTTCAATCTGTATGTAGTCGGGGTCGATGGCCTCGATGTAGCGGAAGAGGTGGTTGGCGAGTGTGCGGCTGTCAGCATCACGTGGCTGTCCGCCTTTTGCCTTGCTGAAATTGGTACATTCAAGTGAAGCCCATAGCACCAGTAAGGCTTTCGGATACTGCCTGCGCGCCTTCCGCACTATCTCTATGAGCGGTTCCATTCTTAGTGTTCTGATGTCCTCCGTGAAATGGAAAGTGTCGGGATGGTTGGCAGCGTGTGACTTGATGGCGTTGGGGTCGTGGTTCACGCAAGCAATGACGTGGGCGCACTTCTTGCCGTGGAGAGTTGCCTGCTCCACGCCCGTACTCGTGCCACCTGCCCCGCAGAACAAGTCCACATAAATGAGTTTTATGTTGTTATTTGTTGTCAATGCTTTGTACTTTTGGTGTTTCTGATTCTATTAATGATAATTCAGCCTGGAGTCTCCGTACTTTTTCACGTTGCATTTCCAGCAATTTTTCGTTTTCGCCGAAGTCAAGGAGGCCTGCGGCAACGCGTTCGGCCTCACGCAGCTTATTGGTGGCTTTTGTCAGACGTGCCTTTGCAGCAGCTAATTTTTCTTTATGTTCGGTTACTTTGAATCCGAGCGTCCGTATAATGTCCGACACTCTGTTGACGTGGAACATGTACTTGTCATTGAGTTGCAGGTTGTACTCCTTTTGTCTGGTGTAGACAGACACGTCACCTTTGCCAGTTCCCATACATACGGGGCACTCGCTGCTTATCGGGGTATGGGTGCGATTAGTAATCGCGTTAGTGGTGCGATTAGTAATCGGGGTTTGGGGGTCAAAAGAGGGTGTATTGTGCTTGTTCATTCTTGATGCGTTTTTGTGCCTTGTCGAAATACTCCTTGCTTAACTCGAAGCCGTGAAGTGGCGTTTCTCCTTGATGCAGGCAATGGCGGTTGTGCCGCTGCCCATACAGTTGTCAAGCACCGTGTCGCCCTCGTTGGTGTAGGTGCGGACGAGGTAGCGGATAAGGTCAACGGGCTTTTGGGTAGGGTGCCATTGTGTGCCATCGTGTTCTTTATCGAAAGCAATGATTGAGGTAGGGAATTTCTCGTTGGAGTATTCTGGGTTGGTCATCTTGAAACCGCCATAGCAGCGATTTTTACCTCCTGCAAGTTCGGCATTGCCATCGGCACCCCGTCTGTGAGCGGCAACGCCTTTTGTCATTTGCGGGTTGTATGTAGGCTGGGATTGATAGAACACGGCAATATCTTCGTGGATGCGTAATTGACAACGGTTGGCATTGAGGAAGCCTGTCGGTCTGTTGATTTTGTCCCATATCAGGTTGTAACGCCATAGTTTCGGTTGGCTCATCATCAGTTTGGCGGTGAACATACCTTGGCAGAACAGCACGATTGCTGCAGTAGGTTTGGCAATACGCTTGTACTGCTCCCAAAGCGGCTCTAAGGGGATGATGCTGTCCCATGAACCGCCTTCGCTTTGGCTGTTCAGTACGCCATATGGCAGGTCACAGATGATGGCATCCACGCTCCCGTCGGGGATTTGTTTCATTCCTTCGAGGCAGTCCATATTGTAGATGTTGTCTATTTCAATCATACTCTAAATTTTGTGTGTTTTAAAAACAAAGCCTTTTATGGGTTTTCCTTTTCTTACAGAGAAACTGATGTTAGATTGGTAAATGCCGGTAACCCTTGCGGCCTCGTTTTGGCTTTGGTATGTTGCTATAAATTTACCATCAATGGAATATTGGTCAACTGCTTTCCCGTGAATTTTTGTGTGTGCATTGCGTAGGCGCTCTTTTCTTGTTCCGAAATTTGAATTTTCTTTACTTGTTACCCATTCAAGATTATCCCAACGATTGTTTTGTTTGTTTTCGTCAATGTGATTAACTTGGGCACCATTGAAATAACCCGGAACAAATGCTTTTGCTACCGCACGATGAACGCTTAATGTTGGCTTGTTTACGATATGAACTCGCAAATAACCTTTGTTACCAGGCACAAGTTTTCTAATCATTCCCTTTCTTTTCACCTTAGAATCTCCACGAATGACAACTCTGTCAACTGAGCGAATACGCCCCAAATTGCTCACCTGGTAGCCTTCGTAGCCTTCGATGTCTTTCCAAATCTCTGTCATAGCAATGCCTCCTCTGCTACCCTGCGGGCTTTGTTTGTGGCGATGTCGAGCATTGGGAGGAGCATACTTTCGTAGCCGTCCTCGGCAATGCCGCACGTCCGAATGTTACAATTCTCATCGAGGTAAACCATGAATGCCGTGCCGCTGTTTTGGAGCAGTTGCACCATTGCATTCTTGCGCTCTTCGTAAGAGCCTACTGTCAGCTGTTCTCTTGCAGTCTCTCCTGCTGTCTTGGTGTTTGTGTTCATAGCATTGTATTTTTGAACGTAAAAAAAATAGGGCTTGTGGTGTTGTCCAGGACTACAATGCTTGTCCTTGCGGGCATTACTGCTACCGCACACCACAAGCCCATTGGCTTGCAAGTTAATAATAAGAGGGTACAAAAAAGGCTGACAACTCTTGTCAGCGGTCTTGCACCGCATTGTATGTTTGGACGCTGCAAAAGTACAAACAATATCCGAATCAGCAAGAATTATTTTTGCCGATATGCCATAAGGCGTTGATATTGCGTTAGAAATTTTTTTCATCTGTCTCATATTTTGCAGCGTTAAACATTATCAGTATGGCGTTTCCTCGTCATTATTGTTGTCAAAAATATCTTCGTTGTTGTCTTGTTCGGGTTCGGGTTGGTGGGGGTGCAGGGCTTGCTCCTGGCGGCGGGCTTGGTCGAGGAAGCCTTGCACATTACCTTCGGAGGGTGCTGTCGGGGTGAGGGGCAGGGTGGGCGTGTAGGATTGCTGGGGCGTGAGGTAGGACTGCTGCATCCATTGGGTCTCGCCGGTGGCGGGGTCGAAGGGGTGGAAGCGGCCTACGCCCGGCTCGTAGCGGAAATAGATTGTGCCGAGTTGGGCGATGTATTCCCATTTGGTTTTCTCGATGGCCATCTCCACATAGTCGAAGCCGAAGGTGTTATCGTCATCGTCCTTGTAGTGGCGGGTCATCACCATGCCGAAGTCGCCACGGTTGCGGAACATGGCACCTCCGCTGATGTTGTAGAGGTGTATCTTCATGGGCTTGCCGTCCTTGGTGGTCTGCTGGTTGGTGGGGTGGGGCATGACGAATGCCGTCACGTCCTGCCGGTGGGCGAAGTTGAGGATTTTCAACAGGGCCTCGTTGATGTTATCGACCTTGAAGAGACTTTCGCCGTGGTGGAGGAGGGAGTTCCAGGGGTCGATGATGATGGCCTCGCAGCCGTATTTGCGGCATTGGTATTTGGCTATGGCCAGCACGTCGTCGATTTCGTTGCTGTCGGGATCGATGAAGTGGATGGCATCTTTGACCTTTTGGCGGCCGTCGGCATATTCCGCGCTGTCGGGGTCGATTTCGCTGACGGAGCGGCCGAGGTATTTGGTGAGGAACATGGTGAGGTGTTCGCCGAGGGGCATCATTTCGGGCGAATAGACGGAGAACTTCCAGCCGTAGCGGGCATTCATCAGCACGGCGAGGTGGTCGAGGAACTGGCTTTTGCCGCTGCCTGGGGTGCCGGTGAGGATGTAGAGGCGGCCTTTCTGGACGCGGAGGAGGGTGTCGAGGTTGGGGAGGCCGACGGGGAGGCCTTTGGGGAGGCCGTGGCGGATGATGTCGTCCATTTCGTCGGCCACGGAGTCCATATCGACGTCGCCTTCGGGACGGACGGTCTTGCCGCCGTCGAGCTTTTGGCGGAGGATGTCGGGGCCGAGGGCCATGAGGCATTCGTTGGCATCCTTGAGGGGTTGGCCTGTCTTGGGGTCGTGCCCGAAATCGGTGACTACGACATATTGGCCGGGCTCGAAGTGCTTGGCGAGTTCGTTGCAGAGGTCGGTGCCCACGCGGTCGTTATCGACGCAGATGTAGATGGTCTTTTTGTCGGCGAAATACTCTTCGTAGTAATCGACGAGCCAGTGCATCTGCTTGTCGCTGCCGCCGTCGGGGACGGAGATAACTTGTGTGTAGCCAATCTCGGCGAGGGAGAGGGCGTCCATTTCGCCTTCGACGATGTAGGCGTCGGGTGAGTTTTTGATTCCGTCCAGATTATAGCATATCTGCTCGCAGCCGGACTTGGCCTGGCGGAAGCATTTGTCGCCTGAGCGGAGTTTGGTGGCTATGAGTTCGCCGTCGCGGTAATAATTAAAGTGGATGGTGGTGCATTTGGCCCCGTCGGGGAGGCGGTGGTTGTGGCTGGCGGGCATCCAGTCGGTGCCGGATGTGACGTGCATCTTTTTGAGGGTTGCCTCGGAGATGCCGCGATGGGCGAAGTAGTCGATGATTTTGGGGTCGAGCTTGGAGGAGCGGGGCTGGGGAGGGCGGGCGTACTCCTGCTTGGGGGGTTGTGCCTTGCGCTTGGAGT